TAATCTATACGGACGGCTTGCTATAAATGATAACAGTTCTTACCGTGAGCCGTTCATCGACCCTGAAACAGATTCCATAGGATTCGAATTGCACCCGGAGCATGAAAAAGACACGCTATATATTGCAGCAGGGGCAGCAGTGACAGCATACGCGCGATATTTTACTATAACGCATGCGCAGGCGAATTATGAAAACTTTGTATACAGTGACACAGATTCTATTCATATGCTAGACGATGGGAAGCCAGTAAAAATGATAAAAGAACACGCTACAGAGCTATTGCACTGGAAGCGGGAAAGTGATTGGTCTAGCGCTATATTTATAAGACAAAAGACCTATGCTGAGTTTGTGCAAAAAGAGGACGGCAAAAAGGTATCGGGACACTGGGAAATAAAGTGTGCGGGGATGCCGGAAAAATCAAAAAATCTGTTTTTGGCAACGCACCCGATAACGGATTTTAAGATCGGCTTAAAAGTGGGAGGTAAATTAAAACCAAAATATATAAGCGGCGGGATGGTGTTGGTTGAAGATTTTTACACTTTACGTGCAAAAAGGTGTTGACGTTTTACGTAGTTTGTGATACTATAATAATGTAATAAAAATAAAACACAAAAAAGAAAGGAGCAGTAAAATGAGAAAAGGAGACGGAGACGCAAGAACACGTTTTTTCACACGTACTGTGACTACTACCGTTATTAAGGTAGCACAGTTTGCAGATGGACAGGTAACAGCCTTTCCTGACATCATTGTTCCAGTTAGAGTAAGTTCTAACACGGCAATCACAAGGGAGATCATAAAAGCATACCCTGATGAAAAAGGGTTGTTTTGTGTGAACACTGAATACAGAGAAGAGCTGAGACGTTTAAGCGTCGAAGATTTTTTGAAGTATTCCGAAGTTGTAACAGTTGACGAAGCAGAAAAAGCAGAATAAAAAAGGAGATTTTACCATGAGTTTAATTAACACAGTAACCGACAAAAAGCAGCTGTACAGCCTTTCCCAGAACAGCGAGGGTTTAACAGATCACGTAGGGGAAGATATGACAGTTGTAGGGGTGGCGCAGTGGGAAACCACTAGAAAAGCTACCGGAGACGCATGTGTATGCACTGGGTTTGTACTTGAGGACGGGCGCTGCATTACAACCCTCTCTCCTACAGTCGCAGATTGCATCCAGACGCTTGAACAGTTTGTTGGAGCGCCGACCGCAGACAATCCGCTCACATTGAGGGCGGAATATCGCAAGTCGAATAATAAAAATGAATTTTTAACGCTTGTTCTTGTTTGACAGGGCAGCATAAAAAGAGGAACAGCAGTTCCTCTTTTTTATTGGAAAGGGGTAGCATGGAGAAGCATTACAGGTTAGACAATATATTAAAAACAAAAGACCTTGACGGAAACACGCCTGATATTTTTATTATAACAGGTTCAAAGGGTGGAGGAAAATCTTTTGCCGTTAAAGAATATTTAATAAATGAATTTTTGCATAAAAGTAAAAAATTTATCTGTCTAGTTCGAAAAAAAGATGAATTAAATAGTTACATTCCCGCATTTTGGGCGGATGTAAAAAATAAATTTCCGAACACTGATTTATATTCTGTGTCAAGCGGTTCTGGCAAGTTTGCAGAAGTTTTCATAAAAACAGAAGCTTTTGAAATATCTTGCGGATATGTGATTGCGCTAAGTATGGTCGATAAAGTAAAGCGAATATCTACGTTTTTCAACGATGTCGACAATATTTTTCTAGACGAGTTCCAAAGTGAAACGGGCGACTATTGCACAGATGAGATCACGAAGTTTTTTGCAATCAATGACGCAGTTGGAAGAGGTTTTGAACAATTAACGCGAAAACTTACTTATTTTTTAGTTAGTAACATGGTATCCCTTTTGAACCCGTATTTTGTCGCATTGGGGATTCATAAACGTTGGCAATCCGGTATTCATTTTATGCGCGGGCATGGCTGGGTGATGGAGGTTTACAGAAATAGATATGTAGCAGAGGAAAAGCAACAAAGTGGATTTTATCGCGCTTTTTCCGATTCTGATTATTTTAATTATAGCATTGACAATATCTTTTTGCTTGATAATGTACAATTTATTGCAAAACAAAATCTTGCGGGTGCAAGGTATTTAATGACAATAAAGCATAACGGTATTTTTTATGGGCTGTGGATGCTACAAAATGGAAGATATTATATATCGTTAAAAGCGGACAGAAATTTTCACAGATTGTTCGCAATATCCACAAAAGACCATGACGAAAACACATGCTTGACAGGTGCGATATCTGCGCAAGTGTCGATGTGCAGAAAGCAATTTAATGCCGGGAATTTTCGTTTTGAATCGCAGGAATGTAAGAATATAGGTATGGATTTTTTAGGAATTAGGGGTTGACATCGGTACAAAAGGAAGCTATAATAAAACCATAGAGGGAGAACTTACAGCATAGACAGGAAATCCCCGTGTAAATTCGGCTTGTCTGTGTGGCGCATTGGATTATGCGCGTGTTTTCCCTTACTTATAAAAACCGCACACGGGAGAAAGGAAAAAATGAAAAGAGAAGATCTGATTTCTAAAGCGCGCATGATTGCGCGGATTGATGCACCGGAAGAGGGTGCGCTGGATGAATCCGCAATTTTAAATTTGATTGCGGAGATTGCAGACGAGAACGACCGTCTGGAAACAGAGGTGGCAGATGTGAAAAAACAGTATGCAGACGCTTTTCTTTCCGGTTCGGAAAAAGAAAAGAGCAAAGAAGAAGTGGAGGAAAAAGAGGAAATCAAAACAGAAGATTTCCTTGATCTGTAAAAGGAGGTAAAAAATGGCAGTAAAAGGAGTTTTAAAAAATGTACCTTTAGCATTACAGAGCTTTAAAGACAGCTTAAAAGGTACAGAATGGGAGGGGCTGCTCCCCGAAGTTACAAATACAAACATTAAAGAGTTTGGGCAGGTCATGATGCAGTATCAGCCGATCATGAACCGTTTCATGAACCAGCTTGTAAATGTCTGGGCGTTACAGAAGATCGACAAAATGTATTTTACTTCTCCGTTCGCGTTCGCGAAAAGGGGCATGCTTGAGTACGGGGAAACCATTGAAAGCGTGTGGGTAAAGATCGCAGCTGCTCACTCGTTCTGCTCGGATACTGACCCGTGGGCAATGTTAAAGCAGGAAAAACCTGATATTGCAGTTGCTTTTATGAACAGAAACCGTGAGGAGTTTTTTAAAAAGACCGTGAACCGTGAAATGCTGCGGAGTGCATTTTACAGTGGGCAGGGGCTGGTGAACTTTGTTGATCGCGTGATTGACAGTATGTACACCGGAAACGAAGTTTCCGAAATGCTGTATGCGATGGGTGCAATCGCGTCCGCTCTTGATAACGGTTTTGTCAAGCTCGTACATGTGACAGACCCGATTGACGAGCAGACCGCAAAAGATTTTCTTACAACAATGCGTGTAGTTTCAAATAACCTGTTATTCCCGTCTGAAAACTACAACGCAGCAGGTGTTTTAAATACGACAGCCAGAGAAAGCCAGCGTGTATTTATTACACCGAAAGCGGATGCCGTAACCTCGGTACAGGCACTAGCCTATGCGTTCCATATGGACGAAGCGCAGATTCTGGGAAGAATCACAGTCATCCCGGAAATTCCTAATCATCCGGAAATTGTTGCAATTGTCGCGGATGACGAGTGGCTAAATATCTACGATCAGCTATTTGAAACATCCGAGTTTTTTAACGGTGAAAAGCTGTACTGGAATTACTGGTTACACGTATGGCAGATCTACTTTACCAGCCCATTTCACAATGCAGTTGCACTTACCACAGATCAGGTTCAGAGCTACACAGCTGTGACGATCACAGGCGCGGAGTCAATTGCAAAAGGCGCACAGAGTAAATACACAGCAGCTACCACCCCTGTTAATGGCGGAGTGATTTTTTCCTTAGAGGGTGCGAATGCCACCAGCACAAGGATTGTTGCGAGCGACAGTAAGAGCGCAACAATCGAAGTAAGCCCGAATGAAACGGCAAAAACCTTGACGCTGAAAGCGGTTGTCGCAGGACAGACAAGCGTACAGACAACAAAAGCTGTGACGGTCACAGGCTAAAGATTTTATAAAAGGGAACGGAAACGTTCCCTTTTTTCAAAAGGAGGTTTAAAAGTGGCACTAGAAACAGTATACGCAATGCAATCGAATGAATTGATGATATGCGCAGACGTTCCTCTTGACGCTTCACAGGTCCGGCAGCTATCTTTTGCAGATAAGAACGAACAATATAATTATTTTCGTTCAAAAGCAATTCGAATTTTTAATGATTTTAAATACATCCGGGAGCATCGTGGTGTAAAAGTCCCGGTAAACGCGGAGGAAATAGGTAACGCGTGTTACTTATGTTTTAAAAATCAGGCAAGCGGGAAATGGTATTATGCTTTTGTAACACAGGTTATTTATATCAACCCGGAAACGTCGTTATTGAATTTTGAAATAGACGTATACCAGACGTTTTTGTTTGACATGGTTATAAGAGACTGTGACATCAGCCGGGAGCATGTTGCGAATGATGATTTTAAAACAAACACAGTACAAGAGCCTGTTGATGTTGGGGATTATGTGATCGCACATGAAGAAACCTTTGATCTTGACATACTGGATGAGGATACAGATTATCAATTCGTTATTATTTCCGCAATAGACATTCTAGCTGACCCCGGCACACTGGAAGAGCCAAAAGTCACAGGAGCGAAAGGCGGAATGTATGCTGGTTTGCCGTCCGGTGCTAGAGCGTACTTAGTAAGTCCTAGGCGTGGAACTAGTTCCATTGCATCTGTAATGGATTCACTTTCCGCGTTTCCATGGGTATCACAAAGCATATTGGCAATTTACGCCGTGACATCCTATAATATAGGTGGAGCAGTAACCGTGGAGCAGTCAGCTATGGGATTTTCGGTTGGTGTAATTGCAGATAGTTCTGCGCCGTCTGTAATTCCCGTGGGTGGTGTGCTTGCAACCTGGCTATCGAAATTCCCGGCATATAAAAATAAAAAAATGTACACGTCACAATTTTCTTTTATTGAGGTAGTGCTACCGAATGGAGCGAGAACCGTATTAAAGCCAGAATTTTTACCAGACGGCATACCGTCTGTGAAAGTAGTTGGCACGCTTATTCCAGCTCCAAACTTATATCTATACACGGAAAACTATTGTGGTGCGGAATCGGATTTCCTCTTAAACGCAAACAATATAAGCGGTTTTCCGTGCTTCCCGGTACAGAATAACACATACCCTTTACAGACCGCACAGGCAGAAGCTACAAACACTCTTGTGCACTCACAAAACCGTTCGAATATTTTTTGGGACACAGTTGGAAACGTGGCGCAAGCTGTTTTTACAGGTGACCCATTGAACGTGCTTTCCACCGGAATAGATGCCTACAAAAATGTGCGTTCTGAACTTCAAAGTTCCGAAAGAGACAGACAGCGAATCGGACAGATGCAGACAAACGTTAGTTTGACAGGCGCAAGTGGCGGAGGGCTTGCAACCTTTATTGCTTCTAAAAAACTGGAAATTTTGTACAGATGGTGGACAGTAAAACCGGAGTTTGCGGAAAAGATCGAACAGTTTTTTGATGTTTACGGATACAAGGTTAGCCGTTTTGGTGTTCCGAACTTAAACAGCAGACCGCGATACAATTATATAAAATGTAATAATGTAAATATCTATGGCAATATTCCGAATGAGTTTATGCAGCCATTACGAAATATGTTTATAAACGGCTTTACGTTGTGGCATGACAAAAACAATGTTGGAACATACGGAAACAATCAAAAGTAAAAAAGGAGGAAGAAAAAATGGGAAGAACAGGTTTTTCAACCGACCCGCTGGGGTTGTGCGGGATCGGTTATGATGGTAAGATCGTTCGAAAATTCGATGAGGGTGTAACGTTCGATCACTTTGTATGCCAGCTGTATTTATTAGCAATCAATCGTTACACATGGACAGGACTTCCAGACACGGTCAGCGCCCGCGCATTGGAACAGGCTTTAATTTTTAACGGCGCAGTTTGCTTTTTTAAGGATGACGTAATGGGGTATCTGTGTTTACCTTGTGCAAAAGCGGGCAGCTTTAACATTTATAACATACCAACAACCCGCTATATTAACACAGCCAGCGGATACCATCACAAGGCGACCGAAAAAGACAGCGCTATTATTTTTAACGATCAGACTTTCCGACCGTTCATGCCAGAAATTTATTATTTCGCTAAGAAATTTACAATGATTGAAAAGGCGAAAGACGTTAACACACGCTTGCAATTGAAACCGAAAGGAGTATTTGTAAATAAGGACAACGTAAACAGCGCGAAACGCGCAATCAACGAAGCAGAGGACGGGAAACCGTTTGTTCTTGTGGACGATACAGACGGTTTTTCCGCAGACACGAAAGGAGTTCTTGACCTTTCCGTTCCGTGTATCCTTGAACAGCTGGAAAAAGAAAAAAACTGCATATGGTCTGAGTATTTAACGCGTTTAGGTTATAACAACCTTAACATTTACAAAAAGGAACGTCTGGTGGAATCCGAAGCAGAAGCGAATGAAGAACATATTCTTGCGCTTAGGGACGGTGGGTTGTTTATGCGCAGGGAAGCAATAAAGAAAATTAAAAGACTATTCCCAGATTTATCTGAAATTCGTGTAGACTTTAATCCTAACTGTAACCGCTTAAGTCTGGGAACGCAAGAAATAGCTGGAATTGATAGCACGGAATCAAAGACCAGTCCTGAGATTGTAGACGAACCGGAGGTGTCTATAAATGAGTAACCACACAACAACTTTAAGGAATATAATATACCATTATTCGCAGGACAATAACCCGCTGCACCCAGAGGAAGAAAAACGGTATGCGTTTATCCGGTTTGAAGATGAAATGGGTGTTATGGAGCGAATCGAAAAAGCACGTTCTAAGATGCTGTATAACACAAACAAATTTTTCGATGAAGAATTCAGAAACGCTTTTTTCCAACAGTTTTGCGTTGACAATATGATGCGGGAAATTGAATACGAAACAACGGAATATTTTATTCTGAAATTCAATCAGAACGTTTCGCGCTGGCTTCCCGTGTATAACAAACTATACGAATCCAGCTTGCTTGAACTGGACAAACTAAAGAGCTACAGCAGGGAAAGCGAACGGTCCGGAGACAGAGAAACAAACGCAAGCGGAAAAAGCACAAGCGAAAGCAACAACAAAAATATTTTTGACGATACACCGGAAAACCGCTTGACAAACGCGGATTATGCAACTACAATTACAGTAGATCAGGGGAGCGGGAACGGAACGACATCTTCAAACGGAAAAGAGGTGTACGAAGAAAATTATAAGGAAAGCGGATACAACGTTCCGCAGGCGGAATTGATTTTAAAATACCGGGAGACGCTTATGGATGTAGTTGGGCAATTCTCGGACACAGTTTCCCGCACTCTTTTCTTAAAAATCTATTAAAGGAGGTAAAAGATGGATAAAAAGTTGCCGGAAAAGCTATGCTTTAATAATGCTTATTTGTCCTTGCCGTCTGAATGGGATGCTTCAATTAGCCAGCTGGAAATGATGCAGAAGATTGCATACAATATCAATCAGATCATTCAGTTTTTGACTGACTTAGAGACGAATTACCAGAACTATACAGACACAAAAGTGGCAGAGTTAAAAGCGGAGCTTTTGAAAACTCTAGAACAGACGGTTGAAACCTTACGCGCCTACATTGACACTCAAGACGTTTATTACTGGACAGAACATACCAAAGACGTAAAGCGGCTGGAAGATTTAATAACAGAGTTACGGCTGTATGTGGACAATGTCAAACTTACGCATGAAAAAGATGTTGCGCAGCTGAATGGTAAAATTGACGAGACAAAAGCCTATCTGGAACAGTACACAGACTTTGCAGTTGAGCGTCTGAAAGAGTGGGTAGAAGAGCAGCTGGAAAAGCTGCGGTTTGAAATTGACGAAGTAAACGAAGATGGTTTCCGTATTTTTGACCCGACAACCGGATACAGAGACAGAGTTGGAAACACTGTTAATAATGTGTACGATGTTTTAAGAGTGCGGGCAATTACTTGCGGACAATTTGATGCTTGGTTTTCAGCTTTTGACAAGAACTGCGAAGATTTTAAAAAATTGTATATCCGTGCGGGTGCGTTCGATGCTGAAAGCTATTGCAAAATGTACGGTATTTTTGATGCAAGCGTTAACAGTCCCGGAAGTGGAGATCTGATTTCCCATGCCAGAGCACTTGACGAAGTTATGCAGGTGGACGCAGAATTGCACCTTACCGCGCAGGAATTTGACACTGTTATGGCAGAAACTTGTCAGGCAATCAAAGCAAAAAATAAGGATGCGTTGTGGTGGGATACCGAAAACGCGACTTATTATGATACCTATAACGTTGGTAATGGACTTGGAGTGCGGACAATTGGAAGAAGTGCACACGGGTTTATTAAAAAATGCGTAACGAGTATAACACCACCAGAAAAGCCAACAACTGAAACATACCCATATACGTGGACGGCAGTAGTTAGCTTCAACGTAGAAATCACTAATGATAATGAGTGGCACGCGTGGCTGTGCATAGAGACAAACAGCGGCAATGGTATTTATTATTATCAAGCGGAAAATAAATATAAAGGCGGATTGCCAACAGTTATTCAGTTCCGTTTTAATGTTTACGGTTTAGCCGCACCCGGAGAGACAAACTCTCTTGATAATTTTGCTTTTGCATCAATTAGAGGGGTTTTATGTTGCGAAAACGCTTTACTAAAGGAGTTACCAGTTAAAAAGGAGGTGCAATAAATGTTTACACGTCACACACGTTATTTTAATTTCGGAATGTACCAGAAAAAAGATGCTGTTGATATCATGGGAGATTGGAACGAAAACAACAAAAAGATTGATGCGGCCTTGCAATCACTGAAAGGTAAAACATCCGGTGTGAAAAACGAAATGGCAACAGTCCAGACAGAGATCACAAACATGACCGAAGAAAATGAAACATTAAAAAACACAATTACATTATCGCAGGGTAAATTGTTGGCTGTGATGCCCTCACTGAATGTTTTAACACAGGTTGCCAGCGGTGCAGAAGAAAAAGCTGCGAAAGCAGTTGAGAACATCGACAATTCCCAAAGCATGGTGACCGCAGCTGAAGAAGCTGTTGAAATTGCGAACGATGCAAACAGCGCGAACGCTGAAAAGATCACAAATTTACAGGAAAGGATTGCAGCTTTAGAGACTGCATAAAAGGAGGTAAAAAATGAGTAGCACAAACAAAACAGCCAATTTTAAATTATCCCAGTTTATCGGGACAGACAAGCCAACCTTTCTGGGAGACTATAACAACGACATGAAGATAATTGACGGTGCTTTATTTACTGCTAGTCAGACAGCTGAGGAAGCAGTTAATGATGTGGAAACTGTAAAGAGCGCTCAGGCAGATCTGAAAGCCGTTCACGAGGATGTCAAAAAACAGGTGGCGCAGCTGAAAGAAACTGCGGACGGCATGACCGGAGACGTGACAGCAGCACAGGAAGCTGCGAACAGAGCAGAGCAGAAAGCAACCGCCGCACAGACGGCGGCAACCGATGTTGTAAACGCTGCGAATGCGGCTAGTGCGAACGCGACAAAAGCAAAGCAGACGGCGGATGGGAACAAAACGACGATCGCAGAGCTTGATCGTAGGGTGACGGCACTGGAAAGTGCGCCAAAACCATCTACGGAGGTTGTGTTTAAAGTTATAGCGGTCGGAGCATCTAGACCAAACACCGGAACAGCCACATTTTTTTATAAAAATCTTGATAACATGACTTTGATAAAAATGGTTGTGTCAAACGTTTTTGGAACTGTCAATGTGCAAGGTTTAACACGTAGCGCTACAATTCAACAGGGTTCTGCGCCAGTAACTTATACGGAGAGTGACTTCAAAGATGAGCGTATTGGTATTGGTCGTCCTAATAGTGC